GTGGGATTCATTCGCAGCCGAGTGGCTGAAACAAAGGTATTTGCATGAGCGCACCATACGGCGAGAAACACGGCAAGGGGAAGAAGTACCCGGACTGGCTAGTGAAGGCTGTCAGGATGGAGCATCACGACTTTGGTGAGCCCGTCAAAGAGATATCCACTGTTCTGGGGATACCTGAGTCCACTGTCAGGCAGTGGGTGAACTATTACAGCAGGTCAAGATATGCGTAGAATACTGCTGATGTTTGCTATAATACTACCCGGCTGCGCGGTTGATAGCCTATGCGCCCAGAGATGGGAGTGGGAAGCAACCGGGCATGATTATGTTGGCATACCGCCAGGAGCGGATAACTGCGGAGAACCTTATGGCTAGGCCAGAGAGAGTCTTCACCGAGGAAGAGATCGAAGAGATTAAAGAGCTTGCTCCCGTATTAACACAAGAGCAGTTGGCTACTTATTTTGGTATGACTGACAAGACCTTGCGAGAGATACTTAAAAGGGATCAGAGAGTTTTTACCGCCTACACCAAGAGTAGATATCTGGAGGGAGCGCTGGCCGCAAAGACTCTGCGGGACAAGGCGATCATTGATAAAGACTTTTCCAGTCTGAAGCTGTATCTCAGTCAGACGCTGGGATGGACCGAGAAGAGCCGTCAGGAGATCTCAGGCCCAGAGGGAAGGCCGATTGAGAAGGACTACCACGTTACCATTGAGGTTGTGAATCCGGGAGACTTAGATGCCGATTAGCGTGAAGCGTATAGGCAAGAGGTACAGGCTGGTAGAGCCTGATGGGACCATAGCCAAGAACAACAAGGGAACGGCGATTGACGGTGGTGGGCATAGCACAAAGGATAGGGCCGAGGCGCAAAGCCGAGCTATACGAATTCGGAAGTCGTCAGTAGAGATCGAATGAATCTGCAGATTGCGCCTAAGCTACTGCCAATACTAACCGCCAAGCAGCGTTTTGTTGTTGTGTACGGTGGTCGCGGGAGTGGCAAGAGTTACGGGCTTGGCTCCTTGAGTCTCCTGAAAGCTCTCAAGGGCCAGAAGATCGGAGCCTTCCGGGAGTTTCAGAACTCCATAGATGACTCCGTACACAGCCTGCTAGCGTCTCAGATAAGCTCTTACGGGCTGGAAGACTTCGAGGTCCAAAACAACCAGATACTCTTTAACGGTGAGGTAGCCTTCAAATTTAGGGGGCTGGCTCGCAACGTAGAGGCCGTCAAGTCGATGTTCGGCTTTAACCTGTTCTGGGTTGAAGAAGCGCAAACAATATCCTTCGATAGTCTCAAGGCTTTAACTCCTACTCTCCGGGAGCAGGGCAGTCAGATATGGCTGTCTGGTAACCCCAGGTCCAGCACTGACGCATTCTCCGAGAGATTTATTAAGCCTTTCGAGAAGCAGCTCAACCGGGATGGGATCTACGAAGACGATATGCACCTGGTAATCCGCATGAACTACGAGGATAACCCGTGGTTCGTAAAGACCCCACTGGAGCAAGAACGCATACACGATATGCAGAATCTGCCCAGAGCTATGTACGAGCACATCTGGGAGGGCAAGCACCTTGATACGGTGCAGGACAGCATTATCGAGCCCGATTGGTTCGACGCCGCGGTGGACGCGCATAAGAAGCTGGGATGGAAGCCAGAGGGTGCTTTGCTTGCTTCGCACGATCCATCGGATGAGGGCGGTGACAGTAAGGGTTACGCTATGCGCCACGGCAACGTCATTCTGGATGTGTGTGAAAAGGTAACAGGTGATGCCAATGAGGGTATGGATTGGGCGCTAGACAAGGCAGTAGCAGGTCAGGCAGACCACTTCATCTGGGACTGTGATGGCCTGGGCATAAGCCTCAAGCGCCAGGTAGATCAGGCGCTCGATGGTAAGAAGATCGAATACCATATGTTCAAGGGATCTGAGTCACCGTATGACCCGGAGATGCCGTACACCCTGGGAGGAAGCCAGAGGGCTAAGACCAACCGGGAGACCTTCTTCAACAAGCGAGCCCAGATGTGGTGGACTTTGCGGGACAGGTTTGAGGCAACGTACCGGGCTGTTGAGAAGGGTCAGTACATCAATCCAGAGGAGCTTATAAGCCTGTCATCTGAGATTGACAACCTTGAACAATTACGCTCCGAGGTGTGCAGAATCCCACTCAAACGGGCAAATAGTGGTAAAATCCAGATACTAAGCAAGGTAGAGATGGCGAAGAAGCCGTATTCAATACCTTCACCCAACATGGGCGATGCTCTTATGATGTCGATGCACAGCCCTAAAGCAAGCGCTGTGAAACCAGTGACTATTAACTTTGCGGGATGGAAGAATGGCAGAATATGATGATGGCAAAGAGCTAGAGAGCCGTGGATCGGCAGAAGCTGATCTTTCCTTCAAGGCAGAATATGACAATCATCAAGATGTCATTGATCTTCTGAGCAAGTGCCAGATGGCAGATCAGGACAACCGGGAGAGGGTCCGAGAAGCTCACCTGTTCCTGGATAAGCGGGACGGTCAGTGGGAGCCCCACTGGTGGAGTAGTAACGAGAAAAAGCCTCGATATACCTTTGATCAAGTAAATCCCATCGTGGATCAGGTAGCCTCTGAGATAGAGCAGAGCGACTACGACATCCGAGTATCACCCGCGGGCGGTAACGCAACCAAAGACATAGCTGTCACTATTGACGGCATCATCCGCAACATTGAGCAGATGTCCAACGCTGGAACCGTTTACTCTCAGGCTGCGCGAAACATGGTTATTGGTGGCATGGATGGTTGGCGGGTGGTCCAGAAGTACATCAGTGACAATACATTCGACCAAGACCTGGCGATTGAGCATATCGGCAACTTTGTTGACCGAGTGTGGTTCGATCCTTCGGCAGAGAATCAGGATAAGTCAGACAGTCGCTATGCGTTTGTGCTGCACCCTATGGCTAAGGATGAGTATGAATCTAGGTGGCCCGAGGGGGCTGGTGAGAGCGTAGATGATGGTCGGGACGGTGAGGCTTACTACGACAAGGCCGAGGTAGTGGTAGTCGGTGAGTTTCTGTATCTGGAGTCACAGGACCGCGATCTGGTGCTGATGTCCAATGGTCAGGTGCATGAGGTCAATGATGACTTTGACAAGGTGGAGGATGATCTCGCCGCAATTGGCGTGACTGAGGTCAAGCGCAGAACGCGCAAGAAGCATTACGTTTGCAGCAGGTACTTTGATGCGAAGGACTTCCTTGAAGAAAAGAAAGAGACCGTATTTTGCCGAATTCCGGTGGTCCCGACTTATGCCAACTTCAAGATATTCGAGAACAAGACAATCTACTGGGGCGTGGTAGAGAAGCTGCTCGATCCCCAGCGGGTGATGAACTACAGCGTATCGCGTGAGATTGAGGAAGGAGCCTTGGCTCCCAGAGCGAAGTATTGGATGACACCTGCCCAGGCTTCAGGCCATGAGGAGCAGCTCCAAACACTAAATACCAACGCAGATCCGGTTCAATTCTATAACGTGGACCCTGAAACTCCTGCCGTTCCACAGCAGCAGGGAGGGAGTCAGGTCAATCCCGGACTAGCGCGGATATCTGAGTCGATGCGTGGGATTATTGGTCAGACGGCTGGTATGTTCGCCGCGAGCATGGGTGACAACCCTGGGCTGCAATCAGGTGTAGCTATACGCCAACTGCAGGACCGTGGATCTAATGGCACATTCAAGTACAGCAAGGGCGTGGAGATAGCCGTAGCGGCTACTGGTAAGCTGATCAAGGATGCGATCCCGATGATCTACGACACTCAGCGCCAGGTCAGGATACTCCGTGAGGATGAGTCCTACGATATGGTTGATTTGAATCAGAAGGTCATTGATAACGATACCGGGGAGGTTGTGGTTGTTAATGATATGCAGGTAGGCAGCTATGACGTTACCTGCAGGGCTGGACCCAGTTTTCGCAACCGTCAGCAGGAGACCGTCGAGGCTATTACTGCCCTGGCTCAGACCGATCCGACACTGATGCAGATTGCTGGTGACCTACTGCTGCAGAACATATCCACACCTGCGGCATCTCAGATCGCAGAGCGCAAGCGCATTCAGATGATCGCCCAGGGCTTGATCCCGCAGTCACAGATGACCAAGGAAGAGCTGGAAGAAATGGCTGCCAAGATGCAGGCGCAGGGACAGCAGCAGGCTCCCGATCCCGCGATGGTGCTTGCCCAGGCAGAGCAGATGAAGGCCCAGGCCGATATGATGAAGGCCCAGGTTGATGCTCAGAAGGTCCAGAACGAGACTATGAGAATACAACTGCAGGCTCAGAACGATCAGAACGAATTGGTAGCGGATCAGGCCAAGACGCAGGTTGATGTCTTCAATGCACAGACGAATCGGATTAAGGCACAGGTAGAGGCCGAGAAGGCTGGTGCTGTTATAGACCACACCAACATCAAGGCATTTGGTGATCAGCTGGACAACCAAGAGCAGATGACCGATATGATGGACGAGCAGGAGCGCAAGGCCCGGATGGCTATGATGTCGGATATAGACCTGATCAGGATCGCTAACGGTGGCTGAGCAAACATCTCTGCGCCAGTTTATTCCTGAGCCTACTACGTCATTGATGAGCGTAGAGGGCTTGTCTGGCTACACACAGCAGAATCCTTTACCAGTTGATGAGAGGGACAGACAAGAAGCCGCAAGGGAGCTGAGCCGCAGAGGAATAACAGCGCAGGCTCCTGTGCCGTCCAATCAGAGCGTGATGGCTGCGCCTACATCAATCAATCCGTTCAATCCTGCGTTCAGAGAGACCGCAAGATCAGCTCTAAATGACTTCTTTGGCGGCAGCAACATAGCAGGCAGAGAGGGTTATCGCACGGGTCGGTTAGTAGATACTGCGGTGGGAACAATTGACTTTGCGCCTGTTCTTGGTGATGCAATAGGTGTAGGTGATCTCAGGCAGTCGATTTCTGAGCGAGACCCTGTTGGCATAGGAATCAACACAATAGCAATGCTTCCCGTGATTGGAGACCCGACAGCTAAGGCGTTGAGGTCAGCAAGGGCTTTAGGAGGGCAGAGGCAGCTAAACCCAAGCCTAGACCAATCCTACGAAGCTAGGATGCAAAGAGCGCGGGAGCAGGGATACAAATCGGGACTTTATCACGGCGGTGTTACGGATATCAGTCAATTTGATATAAGTCGCGGAACTCCAGAAACTCATATGGGAATGGGAGTCTACACAACAACTGGCGTACAAGACGCAAACGTAAATTATGCTGGAGAAGGCCCAGATTTAACTAATCGCTTGGAAAGAAGAGCAGAAGAGATTATTGATAGCGGAAAACTTTCTGAGGAATGGGCAGAAATTTATCGTAAAAGAGAAGTTGGAACAAGGAGAGATGTTGGTAAGGCAAGAAATGAAGCAAGATCAGATTTAGAGAATATTGCGAAAGAGATGGCAAGAGAAGAGATAAAAGATAATTTAGGTGTTGTTTACCCATTAATGGGCAGGTCAAATAAGCCTTTTGACATTTCTGAAGGCAATGACACTTTTTTGAGTTATGAATATCCTGAGCTAGACCCAGAAGACTACCTTGATGCTGCTGATGGTGATTTGCAACGTGCAATAGAGCTGGCAGACGATGAAAAATATATGTACGAGCCAGAAGGTGAGCTTGCGGAATTTTTAGAGAGCATTAGGAGTAATTTGGATGACAGAGAATATGAAAAAGTTTTTACTCCTATAGTGGAATCTGCTTATGATGGCGGCATTTCCGGCAAAGAGCTTGAAGATATTTACAGAAAGGTCGAAATTTACGCAGAGGATGATCTGGGAAGATTTAATCAAATGGAAATTTTCAGGCAAGGTCTTGAAGATGCTGGCTTTGATTCAATAATTCATGACGCAAATCGTTTTAATATGCCGAATGTGGAAGGCGAAAAACACCAAATATTTTTCAGAGAAAATCAACTACGCAGTCCAAACGCCGAGTTTGACCCGCAAAACATTGACAGCGCAGACCTGCTGTCAAGTGTAGGCCCAACACAATCGACATTACGGGCATTCGTATAAAACCCTTGTAAAACCACAATATGTGGTATAGTAACGCCATAGCGAACTCCACGCTTCATTGGAGGCACGGAACGTCACCGTTTATTTGACGGCATTTATGGAAGGTAAGATGCAACCAGAAGATACGCTCGATGAGGCTGAAATAGAGCTTGAAGAGGTAGAAACTGAAGATCAGGAAACTGATTCCGACTCATCTACGGATACTGAAGAGGTTCAGGAGAAACAAACCGATCCTGATTGGCGTCAGGTACGGGCCAGATTTGACCCGGTGCAGCAAGAGGCATACAAACGTGGCAT